TACTTTTATGTATTACAATATAATTGTAAATAAGAAATACATAAAAACAGGAGGAACAAAGATATGAGAACATTTGAAAACAAGGCTTTTATGGTAAATGTACAGGGAAATAAGGTTGTTATTACAAATAAGAAATTTGGAGATGTTTATTGTGCTGAAATAACTAATAGTGGTAAGCTTCTTGCAGGTTCATCATTAGCGTTAAAATATGCAATGAATTTAAGAGCAGAATTTGGATTTTAAAACTTTACAAAAAATGGGAGCTTGAAACTTCCTGAGATGGAGGAACGCGCATGACAAATACAGCAATTATATTAGGATATATGCAATTAAATAATTTAGACCCAACTAAAATAATCTTACATACATATGCACAATGGAAGAAGTTAGGTTATCAAGTTAAAAAAGGCGAGAAGTCAAAGCATAAGATTACAGTGTGGAAACGTTCAACAAAGAAAGTTGAAAACGAGGATGGAGATAAAGAAGAAGTTGACAACGGAAGATATTTTTTAAAAGAATCTGCATTCTTCACACAAGAGCAAGTAGAGAGGATAACCAATGAAAGAAATATTTAAACAAATTCATAGATTTCAAGATATGAATTTTGAAGAGGGTAAGCCATTTGAGTTTATCCTCCCAACAAGACATTGTGGAGTAACATATGCCACACAGCATATTAGCAATAAAATGGATGTTGGTAAAAGTTATAAAATCACTGTTAAGAAATATATGACAGAACCAGCAACATCTACTTTTGATTTTCAAGATAAGTGGAATAATAGTGTTCCAATGCCATTATGTATTATGCAAGGGGAAGTTATAAAAGAAACAAGAGGAATGTATTATATGAGTTTACAAGGCAAAGCAGAACCTACATCAAAATGTCTTGTATGTGGAAAAACACTTACAAATCCAATTTCTAAGCTATATGGAATAGGATCAGAATGTAGTGAAAAAGTAGGACTAATAAGAATAGAAAGTGAGGAAGAAGCTAAAGAAAAATTGAAACACATTATGGAACAGATTGATGATATAAGTTGGACAGGTTACGTGATTAAATCTGCAATAAAAGAATGGGAGGAAATATAAAATGGAAAGTATTACAAGTAACAGCACAAGAAGAGTAACAAAAAAAGAATTGATTGAAGCTATTGACCGAGCATTTCCCGATGATGATGTTATGAAGAATAATTATGTAATTGCAGTGGTTACCGAGGTATCGTGTCATTATAATGAGCCTACACTGCAATCAATACAATTTGGAAAGAAGCTTGAGTTTTAGGAGGAAATATAAAATGACAAGAGAAGAATGTGAAATGCTTATTTTACAGCATGTAAAAGAGATAAGGGATATTGCTAGGCAATATGATACAAGCAAAGAGTTTTATTTGAGTATATGTTGTATAAATAACTCAATTCATATTAATAATGCATGGTGGGATTCCAATACCCCGATATCTATAGGACAAATTGAGAATGGAGCGATAATACGAGATGACAACTAGATGTTTTTCAGATAAACAAGAACAGCATATAGCAAAAGTAACCGGTGGTAAAGTACAAAGCAATTCCGGTGGAACAAAATTCGGTGGAGGTGATGTACATACAGATAAATTCTTTATAGAGGCTAAAACCCCAGCAATAGAAAGAAAATCTTTTACTATTATGAAAAACTGGCTTGAAAAAATGAATGAGCAAGCATTTGAACAGGGAAAGGAAGAAGCTGTATTAGCTTTTAGATTTTCACCTGATGATAAAACTGATATGTATGTATTAAATGAAAGACAATTTTTAGAATATTTAAAATTCAAGGAGGAATTATAATAATGGCAAAGGAAGCATTAGCAGTAAAATATCGACCAAAAGTATTTGAGGATATGACTGAACAGAGTGCAATCAAAGATATTTTAATGAACCAGTTAGAGACAAAAACTTTTCAGCATGGTTATCTTTTTACGGGGCCTGCTGGAACAGGTAAAACTACAAGTGCCAGAATATTTGCAAATATGATAAATGATGGAAAAGGAAATCCTATTGAAGTAGATGCGGCAAGTAATAGTGGTGTAGATAATATACGACAGATTATAGAAGATGCAAAAAGAAAACCACTTGATGCAGAGTATAAGATATTCATAGTGGATGAGTGTCATTCATTGTCAAATGGGGCATGGCAGGCATTATTAAAAACATTGGAAGAACCACCAAAATTTACAATATTTATCTTTTGTACTACTGACCCACAGAAAGTACCTGCAACAATTCTTTCAAGAGTACAACGATACAATTTCCAGAAGATAAGTAATGAAGGAATTGTAAAAAGATTGGAGCATATTTGTGTACTTGAAAACTCCCAAGATTATAATGACCCTGACCTTAGGGATATTAGTGATATAATAAGATATCCCGAAGCATTAGAATATATTGCCAAGGTTTGTAACGGCGGAATGAGAGATGCTATTACCTTATTAGATAAATGTCTTTCATTATCCCACGATTTAACACTGGAAAATGTCTTAAAAACTATAGGTGGTGAAGATTATAATACATTTATATTATTCTTAACAGCCTTACAGAATAAAGAAAAAGGAACTGCTATTACTACAATAGAAAATGTATATAATGCGGGTAAAGATGTAAAGCAGTTTATGAAAGACTTTGCAAAGTTTGTTCTTGAGGTGGAAAAGTATGCCTTGTATAAGAATTTTACTTATATTAGCTTGCCTAATACACTTGAAAATGAATTGGAACAGCTTATTGATGATACATTATTCAATGTTATGGACTTTGTAGTTTCTTTGAATAGTCAGATTAAATGGGATAGTGACCCTAAGACTTTAGTAGAATTATCTATCTTGATTTATTGTGGAAAGGAGTAGATATATGAGCGAATTATACAAATATCTGGGAAGAATTATAATTTGTACGCATTGTGGAAAGCCGGAGTATTATAAAGAAATGCGTTGGTTAAGTGGAAGATGTAGTTGTAGAAATTGTTACAAGAGTCAATGGCAAGACGAAAATCACAAGCTTTATAGTTGGGATGATTTAGATGGAAAAAGACCAACTATGGAAGAATATGAAAGGCAGGAAAATGATAGGACAGAAAAATAATATAAATACTATTATTAAATGGAGATGTAATAAGTCTATTCCCAGATTCATAATAATATCCGGAGCACAAGGCTCCGGTAGATTGACACTTGCAAAAATCATTATAAAAATGATAAATGCTAAAGGTATAATTATGGGAAATAGTATTGCAGATGTCCGGGAAACAATAGAAAATGCTTATACTATTACAGAATCAACTTGTTATATATTTAGAAATGCTGATGATATGAAAAATGAAGCAAAAAACGCACTTCTTAAAGTTGTGGAGGAACCACCTAATAATGCTTATTTTATAATGACAGTTCATAATATTGATAATATGTTAGGTACTATTAAAAGCAGGGGAACAGTTATTAAAATGGAGCCTTATTCAATACAGGAATTGAGTTCTGTTAGTGATGATGAATTAAAGCTTGAGTACTGCACTAATATAGGTGAACTACAAGTTGCACATGAAGAAGTGCAGAGAGCGGAAGATTGTGCGGATGATGTATTAAAAGCTCTGAGGGAAAAAAGTGGTACTAAACTATTAAAAGCTTGTACACAGTTAAAAGCTAAACAGACAGAGACAGATAAGATTGATTGCTTATTATTTTTTAAAGTATTTCAAAAAAGATTGTATAATGCACAGGCAAATGCACTTATACATAAGTCGTTTGACTGTTTAAAAGCTATATTTATATGTAAGGAAGAATTAAGCAGAAACACAATAAACAAGAAATCAAGTATAGAGGGTATGCTTATTAGAATGCTGGAGGAAATTAAAAAATGAGACTTAAAGATGTTACTCCAAATTATTATGCAAGCAAACTTTATAAAGGTAAATATAAAAAGTTTGAATGTTATATACATTATTTACCAAATTTAGATGTTTGGTATTATTATCTAAATTCCAATGATGAAAGAGATATAAGGTACGGTAGCTTATGGGATGGAATAGAATTTAAAACACAAGAAGATTGTATAGAAGCTTGTCAGAAATATATTGATGAGGTGATTAAAAATGCAAAAATTTCCAAGAAGATGGGATAAACTCACTTGTATCAATTTTCTGCAAAGAAAAATAATAATACTTTCCATAGCTTATTATGAATTAAGTCAAAATCTAATAGATGACTCATTATTTGATGGATATTGTAAACAGCTTGTGAGTATGCATAAAGAACATGGGGATATATCAGACACAGAATATGGATATGCTTTTGGGAATGATTTTGATGGAAGCACCGGATTTTATTTGTATTATAATCTTAACGAGCATGATAAAGAGTATTTGTATCATATTACTTATCATATTATTCACAATAACTCATTCTCTGAAGCTGTTCATGTGACTCAGCAGACATCTAAAAAGAAAGGAAAGCTATTCTAATGGAATTATATACTATAAAAGACCTGACAGAAGAACGGATGTATTTTAATGCCAGAGGTGGGGCTTATCAGAATAAATCAATGGCAATAAAGAAAATGAACTGTTTAAGAGCTAAATATCCCACTCATATTATATATCTTGTAACCTTTGTACCTATCACTTTATCACCACCATGCTACACAGTAACAGGAGGAAATAAAACATGGAGCTTGTAAATTTAATGAAACGTATATCAGCCAATGATATTCCACATTTTTTGATACTATTTGGGGAAGAACAAACAATTCTAAATATATACCTAACACATATATTAGAAGTTACAAATACTAAACGCATAAGTGCAGATTCAGTATCATATATAATGCAAAATATAAACAAGAAGAGGTTTGATAAATCTATTAGATTATATGTAGTTCAGGATGATATGGCATTTTTAAGAGCTGAGGATAGTTGGGAAACTGTACGAAATACACCAACTAAAGATTATATCGTTCTTAGATATCATAGCTTAGATAAACGTTCAGCGCTTGTAAAGAAGAATCAACAAAATTTAGTTGAATTTGCACGTTTGAGTAGAGGAGTGTTACAAACATACATATCTAAAGATTTACCCGATTTAAGTGAGAAAAATTCAAGCAAGTTAGTTGAATATTGCAATTATGATTATGGTAGAATACTTATGGAAATAGATAAGATTAAGCAATATTCGTCTGTTAGAACTGACTTAACCATTGATAGTTGTTTTGTGCAATTAGATAAACAAGGATTATTTCATAAAGAAATAGGCGATATAACCTTTGAATTAACTAATGCAGTATTAGGTGGGTATCCAGAAACAGCTATACAGAAACTTGATGAAGCTAAAAGAAAAGGTGAGCCTGCTATGATGATTGTATCAATCTTATATAATGGATTTAGAAACTTATTAGCATATCAAGGATTGGGAAGCAATAAGCAAGGCGCTATGGAAAGAACTGGAATGACAAAAGGAGAGTTGTATGGCTGTACTAAGAATGTAGGAGGATATAGTATAGCAGAAGTAAAAAGGAACATGCTTAAATGTCAGGAAATAGAGTCTGGAATTAAGATGGGAACTATAGATGAAGATATAGCTCTTGAATATGCTGTTTTATCATGCCTTGCTCAATAAATTTTATGTATTTTTATAAAAAACTATTGACAAATATAGTTTTATGTATTACAATATAAACATAATAAAACAAAGAACAAAATACATAAAAAACAGGAGGACATAAAAATGAAAGCAAATGAATTAGTTGTTGGAAAGAAATATTGGTGTGGATGGGCTAGTCGTAGTGCTTGGTTCGTAAAATTTAAAACTCATACATGGGGTGGAAAAACTGAAAAAATCGCAGTTTTTCGTGATGTATGTGATTCTTATATCGAGTGCAACCTTGAGCAGGTAGAGCGTTGGGTGTCTGAAGAATAAGAGGTGAAAAATGAATACCTGGTTTATATTAGTTATATTAGTATTATTACTGTTGCTGTTAATAATATCAGCATTAATGGTTATTTTATTAATTTTGCTTTCTCCGGTAAATAAGCAAGAAAGGGAGAAGGAAGACCAAGAGCAATTAGAATATTTAAGAAAGTTGAGAGAAAAATATGAAAACAAGAACGATATCTAGCACTGAGCTTATTGGTCGTAAATGTGCTTATGATAAAGAATATAATTGCACCCCAAAATGCATATATTATTTGACTTGTATATCAAGTCCACATAAGGAGAAATCTAATGAATGAAGCCAAACAGACAACTTGCAAAAGATGCGGAAGAAAGCTAAGAACGGAAGAAGCTATTAATAGAGGTATGGGGATAACATGCTGGAGAAAATGGCAAAAAGAAAATAATCATAAAAGATTATGGGAGGAGAACAATGACAAAGAAACGTAATATAATAAGCATAAGTATTCTTATAATTGTATGGATACTTTTTATCACAACAGTAAAATCAGCACAGGATGATTTATATGCAGAAAACACGGAAAGTAATAAACAAGTTGCTACAGCTACACCATACATAGAAGAGAATGATACAAATATAGTTCAATCTTGTGAAGTTCATCCTAGTTACTGGATGGACAATGATGAATATGAGTTATTTGCAAAATGTATAGAGTCGGAAGCCGGAACAGAAGGATTTATTGGAAAACAGTATGTTGTAGATGTAATACTAAATAGAGTAGATTCAGATAAATATCCAAACACTGTAAAAGATGTTATAATGCAGAAACATCAATTTGAAGTGGTAAGCAATGGAAAAATATATGATGTTACACCAACAGAAGAAACATACAAAGCTATAAATACAGAACTTGAAAGTCAGCTTGACAATGAGATAACAGCATTTAGAATGTCTCATTATCATTCATTTGGAACACCTAAGTTCCATTATAAAAACCATTATTTCAGTGTAGATTAGCATATAAAATATTTGGTTATCGTGTTATAATAAATAAAAAGGAGGCGATAACATATATGCAAATCATATTGGATAATATCGCATTAACAGTATATGCATATACAGAGACAGACAATAAATGTACTTTTAGATATAAGATAAGAGATGGATTTGTTGAGCTGACTGTAGATAAGACAAGAGTGCATATATTACATAAAGGGGGTGGTCAACATGGTTAGATAATACTTCTCCATTAATTTAACATATAAAATCCATAATACAAATCAAAGTGCATCAAGTAGGCGGTATAGAAATATACCACCTACTTTTTATTTACAACCTTAACAAAACATATTATAATAATTAACAAATATAATACATTATATGTTAAAAATCATAAAAAAGGAGGCGGGATAATGAATACCAGGGAGTTAATGTATAAATTACAAACAGCTCTAAAATCAAAAAATATAATAGTATGTATAAATACATATCAATTCTATTCTCAAGAGCAAAATAGATATATAAAAATGTATAAAGTAAAAAAGGGAAAAGAAGAATTAATTAAAACAGCATCACAAATAAAAGTGATAAAAACATTGAAAAATCTATGGGATGAGGTGAAAGATAATGACTAAAGAAACAGATAAAGAAATAGAAGCAAAGAAGTTATTAAACAATAGACAAATAGTATTTGTACAAGAATATATGAAAACAAATAATATAACACAATCAGCAATAAGTGCAGGATATAGTGTGAAGACAGCCGCCGCACACGGATGTAGATTGTTAAAACAAAATAATGTCAGGAGATACATCAACGCTATAAATGAAAGGTTGCAATCATGCAGAATTGCAGACATCCAGGAAGTCATGGAATACCTTACTTCTGTTATGAGAGGGGAACAGAAAGACCAGTTTGATATGGATGTATCTGTACAGGATAGAACACGAGCCGCCTCTGAGCTGGCACGTAGATTAGATGTACAATCTAAGAATATCAATGTGGATGCAAGGGTTCTTATAGTTGATGATATTCCAGATGATACTGAGTTGGAAGAGGAAGATAATGAAGAGTAAAAAGACATCACTTATTAATTGCATAGGTTCAGCTTTCTATAATATTCACAATGATATAAAAAAACATAAGCACACATATTATGACTTGACTGGTGGACGAGGTTCTTTGAAGTCCTCATTTGTATCTATAGAAATAGTTTTTAATATGATGAAAAAGGAAAATGCTGAGAAGCATGCAGTCATTTATAGAAAAGTAGGAGATACATTAGAGACTTCTGTATTTGCACAAATTGAATGGGCTATTGATAAATTAGGTGTAGCAAGTGATTGGAAGCTCACTAAATCTCCAATGAGAGCGGAATATCTACGAACCGGACAGAGAATTATATTTAAGGGATTGGATAAAGCGGCAAAGTCTAAATCTATCAAAGTGCCTTTTGGATATATAGGTTATTTGTGGTTTGAGGAGTTTGATGAGTTTGCAGGCGAAGAAGAAATAAGAAAAGTTCAGCAGTCTGTTATCCGAGGTGGTAATGACTTTATAGTATTTAAGTCTATGAACCCACCTAAGTCAAGACAGAATTGGGCTAATGATTATATAGAGAAAGAAAAACTAAGACCTGATACTGTCGTATCTCATACAACATATTTACAAGCTCCACCTGAATGGCTAGGACAACAATTTATAGATGATGCGGAGTGGCTGAAGCAAGTAAACCCTAAAGCATATGAGCATGAGTATTTAGGAATACCAGTTGGAAACGGAACTGAGGTATTTGATAATCTTGATATTAGACAAATCACAGATAAAGAGATTGCTAAATGGGATAAGCTATACAGAGGTGTTGACTGGGGTTGGTATCCTGACCCATTCCATTATGGATGCATGTATTATGATAGTGCAAGAATGACACTATACATCTTTGAGGAATTTAGAGCTAATAAGATGAAGAATAAAGATACTGCTCAAGTGTTATTAGATGATTTCCATTTAGGCAGATTTGATGTGGTGACTTGTGATAGTGCAGAACAGAAATCAGTGGCAGATTATAGAAGCTATGGAATTAATGCACGAGCGGCAGAAAAAGGACCAGATAGTGTAAGATATGGAATGAAGTGGTTACAGTCATTAATTAAGATAGTAATAGACCCAGTTCGTTGTCCTAACACTTCTGAGGAATTTAAGAAGTATGAGTATGAGCTGGATAAAGATGGAAATCCAACTTCTAATTATCCGGATAAAGATAACCATTCAATAGATATGACAAGATATGCTATGGAGCAAGTATGGAAGAGGCGAGGCAGATAATACAACTTTTTATTGTGTTATTAGTTATCAACATTTATAATTATAATAATGAATATTATTAAATATGAAAGGAGTAACAAAGATGATAAAAAAATTACTGCGATTAATACAACAGGCGATTGACAAGATGCTGGGATACACTTCAATCACTAAAGCAATAGATATAGAAGAAACAACTGTATCCACTTCTATGTCAGATGCTTTTACGTTATGGAAGCAAATGTATAAGGATCAAAGTCCTTGGCTTGATGAGGATAAGGGTATATATTCATTAGGTTTAGCTAAGCAGATATGTAATTCATTTCAACAGCAGATGCTATCCGAATTGGAAACAAGAATAACTGACCCTGGAATGGATGAAGATGTAGACGAGGATAAATCTAATCAACCTGAGGAAATAACAACCCGAGCACAATTTCTAAATGATGCTTATAAAAAGAAGCTTATTAAGAAATTACCTCAAGCTGTAGAAAAAGCCCTTGCATTAGGTGGTATGATTATAAAGCCTTATATATCAAACAATAAAATCTACTTTGATTTTAGTTTCCAAGGTGATTTCTTACCTATAGCTTTTGATGATGATGGAAATATTACAGACATAGCATTTTATGACCAATTTGTTTCTGGGGAGTACGTGTATACAAAGGTAGAGAGACAGACATTTTCTCAAACAGAAAATAAGATTGTTATTGAGAATAAAGCATTTAAAGCTAAACTGGTACAGTCAGATGACAATGAAGAGCAGGAGTTAGGTAAGGAAATTCCATTAGCGGATGTAGATAGATGGGCTACAATATCACAAGAACCGGTTACTATTGAAAATGTAGATAAACCATTATATGGATTTTTTAAAGTACCTATTGCAAATAATATAGATTTTGACAGCCCATTAGGTATATCATTATTTAGTCCTGCAGTAGGCATTATAGAAAGAGCAGATAATCAGTTTTCAAGACTTGACTGGGAATATGAGGGTGGACAGCTTGCAGTTGATGTAGACCCTACTGCTGTCACATATTCCACTAACTATTATGGCACACAGATGGAATTAGACCAGTGCAAGAACAGATTATATAGAAAGTTGGATTTAGGTTCAGATGAGACATATAATCAATGGGCTCCATCTTTGAGAGATAATAATTATATCCAAGGTCTTAATAATTATAAATGTATAATTGAGGATGTTATAGGACTTGCAAGAGGTACTATATCAGACCCAAACAGTGATGCTAAGACAGCTACAGAAATCAAATTAATGAAACAAAGAACTTACATCACTGTTACAGCCATGCAGGAAGCATTGGAGAGTGCTATATTAGATACAGTAAGTGCTATGAATGTATTTGTTGATTTATATGGGCTTTTTGCAGATGGTGATTATGAGACCAAAATTGATTGGAAGGATAGTATACTTACTGATACAGATACAGAACTTGAGCAGAAACTCACAATGGAACAAGCAGGTATTTTAAGCAAGGCAGAAGTAAGAGCATGGTATACAGGTGAATCTATAACAACTGCTCAATTGGCTATAGATAAAATGCAACAGGCACAACAGCAACAGCAGTTAAATGATTTATTCACACAAGTACCGGAAACTACATTAGAGAATAATCAAAATGATAATAACGAACCCACACAGAATGAAGGAGATAACAGCTAATGATTAGTGAAGCAGATTTAACAGATTATGCTTATATCGTATCAGCTCGATTTGATGCTATAAATACTCATTATATCAAGCTTATGGCAAAGCAGATAAAGGAGATAGGAAAACTATCTCCTTCTAACCTTTTCAGATTACAGCAAATGTCTAAAATGCAACAAAACATTGACTCTATTGAATATATGTTAGCACAGGAAACCGGAAAGACATTAGATGAGCTTGATAAAGTATTAGAATTAAGTGGGCTATCAGTATATAAAGATGCATATGAACTATATGTTGCTCATAACAGAATACAGATACCTTTTAAGCAAAATCAAAACATGATGAATTACATTAGAAGTGTACAGAGTCTAACACATAACACATTTATGAATATGTCTAATACAACTGTTATATTTGAACCTTACAGAAACCTTGTTGATGTGGCTATTGATGCTGTCACAAATGGTATAGATTCCTATAATAACATCATACACAAGCAATTAACAGATTCTACTCTTCAATCTAATCTGAGATACGCAGATGAAGGATTAAAAGTAACATATGCAAGTGGTCTTACACGAAGATTAGACAGTGCAGTTAGAATGAATGTATTAGAAGGGGTTAGGCAAGTTAATAATGGCATCAGAGAAAAAGCTGGAGAAGAATTTGGTGCAGATGGTGTAGAAGTATCAGCTCATGCTTTGTGTGCAAGAGACCATATAGATATACAAGGAAAGCAGTTCAGCAAAAAAGAATTTGAACTACGAAATGAAGAATTAAGGCGTCATATATCTACTTGTAATTGTAAGCATTACACATTTCCAATAATACTAGGTGTATCTAAACCAACTTATACTGATAAGGAGCTTAAACAGTATAAAGCTAATAGTGAAAAACCGGTAAATATTAATGGAAGAGAAATGACAAAATATCAGGCTACACAAGCTCAGCGAAATATGGAGACAACGATTAGAAAGGAAAAAGATAAATATATCTTTGCTGATACAATGGGTGATACAGAAATGGCTGAGAAGATAAAAGCTAATATAAATCAATTACAATCACAATATAATTCTATATCACAACAAGCTGGACTATCTCCTAAAATGGATAGAACTTATGTGCCTGGATATACAGGAAAGCAAGTAAAACCTAAGTCAATTAAATTAAGCATATAAAAAATAAGACCTACTCATAATTAAGTAGGTCTTTATTATTACCAAGCTCTATCACCATTTAATCCAACACCAACAGAATCTGCATATTTATCTTGTGGTGTTATAATATTTTGATTATCTCGTACTCTTCTTCCTATGTACCTTTCCGTAACATAAGCGGTTGAAGTTAAGTGCCTTGCATCAGTAGTCTCAAATTCTAATTCAAACACATATACATATTTCTTCTCTGATGATATATGTTTTATTTCAATTAATTTACCTTTTTTATTTTGTATTGGAACACCATATATTCTATGCCCTATGTCAGTTATTATGTAATAATTGCCTATTCCATATTTAGGCTTTGAAGTATTCAACCATATGAACTGGTCAAGTAATTTCTTTCCTTTAGTATCCTCTTTCTCCATTAATTTCTGTAAAGTGTTTAATTCTGATTTTGTCATATAAAGACCTCCTAGAAAAATGTTTTTATGTATTTCTTATTTACAAGTATATTGTAATACATAAAACTAAAAATGTCAAGAGGATTCTCAAATATCTCCTAAAAAAGTTATACACATAATTATCAACAGATTGTTGATAACTTTTTTAGTTTGATTAATTGTTTATAACTATGTGTATAAATTGTTAATAACTACTTTACAAATGTTGATAACTTGTGTATAATACAATATGAAGTAAACCACAGACCAGAAAGTGGTCTATAACAATTATTTTAGTTGAAAAGGAGCAATAAAACATGAAAAACATTTACGAAATTCTTAAATCTTGTGGAATTGAAATTCCTGAGGATAAGAAAGAAGCTTTTGACAAGGAAGTTTTGGAGAATTACAAGACAGTGAGCGAGGTTGATACTTTACGAACTAAGCTAAGCAAAGCAGAGACAGAGAGAGATACTATTCAGACAAAATATGATACTGATATAGCTCAGAGAGATGCTGACTTAATTAATTTACAGACACAGCTGAAGGAGGCTGGTGGAGATGCAGAGAAGTTAGCCACCTTACAAGCTAATTTTAATACTCTGCAGACAACTTATAACACTGCTAAGACAGATTATGAGAATCAGTTAGCTGAACAGGCTTATGACTTTGCTATTAAAGAAAATTCAGCTAAACTTAAATTTTCTTCTAACTCAGCAAAGAAGGCATTTATGTCCGACTTGAAAGCTAAAAAGTTATCAATGGAAAATGGAAAAATCTTAGGATTTGATGATTTTGTAAATGCATACAAGGAGCAGGATGCTGGGGCATTTATCACAGAGAACCCAAGCCCTAAAAATGATGAACCAAAACCATCTTTTAGTGGTAAAACAAATCCAAGTGATAACACAGACCCAAAGCCTGAACCAACACCAAAAGAAAGACCAATTATATGGTAGTTATAAGGAAGGAGAAAACTTATGCCAAGAATTGAATCATTATCGGTATTACTTGACCCAAAAGGTAAAATGCTTTTAGATGAAGCATATGACGGAGTACTTGACAATGTACAGAAATCTACTATTTCAGGACAGATTAAGAATCAGGACTTATCTGGAGACCCAACTGCCGGAACAGTAGAAGCAAAGAGATTTGCAAATGCAAAATCTAAGGACTACGGCACAGCACGTAGAGGTGGAGAAGGAGAGAAAGTAAAAGGAGCTACAGTAACAATTCCTATTGATAGAGATAAGGAGTTCGTAGAAGAGATTGAGCAGAAAGATATCTCACTTTTAGGTGTAGATGGTCTCATCACTCGTAGAAGTGCCAATCATGCAATGCAGATGGCTAATGAGTTAGATGAGGAGTTTTTCCGTGAGTGTGTGAACTCAGGTACACAGTTTACACCATCATCAGGAACAACAGCTATCCAGGATATTATTGAGGAAGCAATCGTAACACTTGAGACACTCAAGAATGATTACATTCAGGGTATTCCTAGAAATATGTTATCAGTTCAGGTTACACCAGCTGTATATAGTCAGATGAGAAAATACCTGGATGAGAATGTTAATAACGCCAATGTTAATACAGCGGCAGAGGAGTTTACCACATTTCATGGTGTTAGATTCATGTCTACAATCAATATGCCAGAGAATGTAGAATTTATCGTGCAGGTTGACGGTTCAGTAGCTCAGCCAATTATGTCTAACCCATATTCAGCAGAGAAGATTCCAATGTCTAATGCATATGCTGTTGAGCTTTTCTTCTATTATGGAACTAAATGTGTTACACCAGAGACTATTCTCTATTACGCACCAAAGGGTGTTATCGTAGTAACATCATCTAAAGGTTCTACAAATGGAAAAACTAAAATCAGCGTAAGCCCTGCTAAGACAGGTACTAATACCTATAAGTATAAGACAGCCAAGACAGTAGATTTACCAAAGATTGGTGCTACAGTAACTGATTATATTGATTGGGATGGTACAGCCGAAATCACTGCAACAGACAATGATGAGATTGCCATTGTAGAGATTGAAGCAACCGGAAGCACTGTTGTACGTGCAGGAAAGACACAGGTACAGTCTAACACTGAGGAATAAAGGAGTGTAAATTATGCAATTACTCTTACCTACAGGAGTAATTCTTAACAGTGATAATGATATGGTTATTCAACAGCATCTTAATCATGGTGCTGTTGAATATGTTGAAGAACATAAAACTATAGACAATGAAACAATTAAGAATGAAACTGAAACTTTGCAGAAAGAAATAAAGCCAAAACGAGGACGAAAGTCTACTAAAATCGAAGCATAGAAAGGCGGTGGAATTGAATGTATCTTGATTATAACAAATATAAAGAGTTAGGTGGTACACTCAATGAAACCGCCTTTAATCAGCATGAAATTGAAGTTGAAGCAAAGTTAGATTATCTGACAAATGGCAGAATCAGAAAATTAGACATCATCCCAGAAGCAGTATTTAATCTTTGTTTTAGATTAAATACAAATTTCTGGGAGCAGATGAATATAGACCAAGCACAGAATCTAACTAGTTATTCCAATGGGATTGAAAGTTTTGGTTATAGTGCAACAAACAATGAAGGAAAAAGTGTTATAGATACACAGATTATTCAGTTAGTTAATGAATACTTATGGGAGTATCCCGAATTACTTTATAGAGGTAGAAAACAATGGATGCACTGACAATAACAATAGCTAATAGATTAGCTAAAACTGACAGTATAACTGGACTTGATGTTTGGTATAAATGCTTCTTACATAATATCCAATATGCTATTGAGCGTGTGACTGATGTTAATGGAACACAAGTTAGTATGGGTCAAGCATTCACTATTTTAATTCCTTTTGATGATAAGTATAAGCCTTATGATGAATGGAAAAATCTTGAAAATAAAGATTCTTATTATACTTTGTCACAAGGAGATTATATATTTTTAAAGGAAATAAATGAAGATTTTCTACCAAATAGCATTATACAGCTTAAGAACAAGCATAAAGGCATGGTGTGTGAAGTAAGAAGTATCATAGAAGTTCCTAAGAAACATGGAGCAACTATTAGATTGAAAGTGAGTGGTGTGTAATGAGTAATGCTAAAATTACTATCAAACTTTATAATCCACCTGCTACAGTTCATCGGTTAGCTGAATCTGATAAAATAGGAAAATTCTTGGCTAGTGAATGGTCAAGATATTTTGCCAAATATACACCAATGCAAGAAGGTATATTAGCTAGTAATATTACAATAGACCCATTCAAAGTTACATATAATTCACCTTATGCTCATTATCAGTGGGAAGGAAAACTATATGTTGACTCTATAACAGGCAAAGGTGCTTTCTATGATAAAGATTATGGATTCTGGAGTAGACCTGGTGTACCTAAAGTTCCAACGAATATACCTCTTAATTATAGTAAAGAACAAAATCCACTTGCAACAAGTCATTGGGAAGTTCCTGCTTTTGAGATGTATAAAAATATCGTTGCTCAGAGTGTATCTGAATATATAAGGAGAAATGTTTAAATTATGAATCTTTATAGACAAGTAAATGAATGGTTGACTGAAAATTATGAGCCTTTAGGACATTGGATGTATTTTAATGCTACACCAATGTTTGTGGGCGCAGTAACAATGAATAGTGTACCTGGAGTTCGTATAGTACAAAAATTTATTGATGGTTCAATGAGAAAAGAACTTGCATTTGCTATAGACATGATTACAAGCTATGACAATTCAGGTACTAGCGATGTAAATATGGAAGCACTGGATGAGGTTCAGAATTTTTCCGAATGGATTGATAACCAATCAATTGACTCCGGACTAGATTTTGGAGAAAAGTGTAACATAGAAAAAATAGAAGTACTTACCAATGCCCCAACATTATTAGTTGATACAACCAATCAGCTATCTAAATATCAATTTCAAGTAAAAATAACATACACGGAAAGGAAGGAATAAAAATGAAATTAGCACGAGAAGCATTAATGCATTACATTGATAGTTCTTTTGGAACAGGTACTGCAACATGGTTTCTTATAGGAAAAGATATTGACGATATGTCAGTAGAGCTAAATCCTGATACAGAGACCACTAAGAATATTTTAGGAGAGACAACAGTAAAAGATAATGGTTATGAGCCTAGCATGTCAGCTGACCCATACTATGCTAATCCAGAAGATAGCATATATGAGAAACTTGTGGATATTGCTATGAATAGATTAAAAGGTGATAAGTGTAAGACTCAGATTCTTGAAGTTATTATCAAAGATACCGCAGAAACCACTCATCAGGCATGGGTAGAAGATGTTATCGTTAAGCCACAGTCTTATGGTGGTGATACATCAGGAGTATCAATTCCATTTGATGTACTCTTTGATGGAAATAGAAAAGAAGGTACAGTAACTATTGCTAGTGGTGTACCTACATTTACACCCAAAAAAGGCTAGTCAAGGGACTAGCGATATAAAGTCACAATCATTAGATGATGAACATAAAACCATTATTGATTAGATACAAGGATAAGGGTATTAATTTATCCTTATCCTATTTTTATAAGGAGAAAAATTATGGCAGGAATTAAAATTGAAACAGGATTAAAGACATATGATATAGAAGATGAGAATGGAAATGTAAGGGGACAAATATCATTCAACCCTTCAGACATTAATTTATATCCTCGTGCTGAAGCAATGCAGGAACACATTAAAGAGTATATCAAAGACCTTACAAGTATCAACGAAAATGAAGTTAATATAGTAAATGAGTTCGATAGGATGGATAAACTTATTAAGAATGAAATTAACACCCTTTTTGATGATGAAAATGCAAGTAAAGTTGTATTTGGAAATCAGAGTGCATTATCCTCATATAAGGGTGTAACATTTGCTGAAAGATTCTTATTAGCTTTCATGCCAATAATTAAGAAAGAGACAGAAGCTGAGTTTAAAAAGAGCATGAAACACATTGAGAAATATACAAAGCAGGTAGATTAATATGATTGGTAAGTTACCAACAACATTGAAAGTTGATAATATTGATTATGAAATCCGCACAGATTATAGAGATATATTAGTTATCATGCAAGCATGTATGGATGACGAACTTTCAGACATGGAAAAAATAATGGTGGTTCTTTCAATTCTTTTTAAGGATAACATACCTAAGTCAACTGGTACAGCATACGAAAAAGCTTTATGGTTCTTAGATGGTGGACAGATTCAATCAGAGCAATCATCACAGAATCAACATATGCGACCACAATTATATGATTGGGAACAGGATGAGCAGATTATTTTTTCAGCTATTAATAAAATTGCCGGATATGAAGTAAGAGATGTTAAATACATGCACTGGTGGACATTTATTGGATTATTCAATGAGATTGGCGAAGGTATGTTCTCAACCGTAGTTCGTATTAGAGAAAAGAAAGCAAAGCATAAAAAATTAGAGAAGTGGGAACGTACTTTTTATAATGAGAATAAAGATATTATAGATTTAAAGAGGCGTAAGAATAAACGTAGTCAAGCAGAAAAAGATGCTTTGGATGCGTTAATTGGATAGAAAGGAGGTGCATAGATAATGGCAGATGGTAAAGTTGTAATTGAGACTGGATTGGATTCTACAGGGTTAAAAAAAGAATTAAACAATCTCAAACCTCAGTTTACAGAAATGGGAAACACAGGAACCAAAGCTATGAACCAGATAAGCACAAGCATGAATGGTGCAACTAAATCTATGGGTTCCTTAAAAAGTTCGTTAAAAGGAATTATTGGCACATTAGGTGTTGTATTTAGTTTAAAAGCCCTTATTAATTTTGGTCAACAGGCTGTTAATGTAGCATCAGACTTAACTGAGGTTGATAACGTAGTTCAAAAAGCATTTGGAAATATGCGTGGTGAAATGGATGCTCTTGCAGATAGTTCTATTAAGAATTTAGGAATCTCAAGACTGGAAGCTTATCAAACTGGTTCTACCTTCATGGCAATGGGCAAGTCAATGCTAACCTCCTCACAAGATGCTAAAGATATGGCACTAAATTTGACAAAATTAAGTGCTAATATGGCATCTTTCTTTAATACTTCTAATAAATATGCCGCAATTGCATTAAAATCTATATATACTGGTGAAACAGAGACTTTAAAGCAATATGGTGTTGTTATGACTGAAGTAAATCTAAAACAATTTGCTTTAGCCCAAGGTATTACAAAATCATATAATGAGATGTCTCAGTCTGAGAGAGTAATGCTTAGATATCAGTATGTAATGCAACAGCTTGGATATATAGGAGATGACTTCATTGATACTCAAGATTCATGGGCTAACCAAACAAGAGTATTAAGTGAGCAATGGAAAGAATTTCTAGGAGTATTAGGTACTGGAATAATCACTATATTAACTCCTTTAGTTAAAGCACTTAATATGGTTCTGGGTCGTATGATTGCTATAGCTAAATCTATAGGTTCTGTACTATCCAACGTATTTGGTATACAGGTTCAAAGTGCTAATCAAGTTAGTGGAGCTATATCAGACACAGCAGGTGCCTTTGATGATGCTACCACAGCAGTTGGTGATTATGATAAAGCTACTAAAAAAGCATCTAAGACAGCTTCAAAATCATTAGCCGCTTTTGATAAATTAAATAATACAATGACTTCACAGTCTGATGGTGATGCAGGCGCAGGAGGTGCCGGAGGGGGCGGTGGTCTTACAACACCGAACATTAGCTCAGGCACAAATTCTGTTATAGACCAAGCAAATTCTAAAATTAATACAGTTTTAGATGGTATGAAGAAACGATTATTAGAGCTTGTAGATTTACTTAAAAAAGGTTTCAAAAATGGATTAGGAACTGATTTTGATGCTAGTATCAAAAGGACTCAAAAACATCTTGCAAGTATTGGCAAGCAATTACAAGATATATTCACTAATCCGAGTGTTATAAATGCGGCAAATAACTGGGCTAATAATGTTGCATATACGTTAGGACAGCTTGCAGGAAGCATGGTTAGTATAGGACAGACAATAGTTGAAAATCTGGTTGGTGGAGTTGATAGCTTTTTATCAAAAGACAGTGGATATATCACTGACAGAATAGTTGGATTATTTGATATATCAAGTAGAGTAGCTCAAATTACTGGAAACTTATCAACAGCTATAGCCGAGATATTTACTGTATTTAGAAGTGACACTGCTAAAAATATAACTGGAGATTTCATGGGGATTAGTGCAGATTTAGCATTAGGTTTTATGGAATTAACTGGAAGATTATCTTCCGACTTATATAATTTAATTGCTCAACCTATTATTGACAATAAGGATAAAATTCAACAAGCTGTAATGGGATTGCTTGAACCTATATCTATTGCAATGGATACAATTCATGAGGCAATAAAAAATACATTTGAACAGATTTTTAATGTCTATGATGAATATTTAGCCCCAGCTTTTCAAAATATAACAGATGGATTTAGCAGTTTAGTGAGCAGTCTTTTAGATGTATGGAATAGTCAAGTAGCTCCATTTTTAACAACAGTAGCAACAGCAATCCAAACATTGTGGGAAACTCATCTCCAACCTTTTGTTAATAATCTAATTACACTTGTTGGAAAAATAGTGCTTGCAATAAGTGAATTATGGAAAAATGTACTTGAACCATTGATTGCATGGATTGTTGCTAATGTAGTTCCGGTTATAACTCCTATTTTGGAAACACTGGTAAAATATGTATCATCAATTATAGGAACTATAGCTGATATTTTATCAGGCATGATGGAAACTCTTAGTGGAATTATAGATTTTATTACTGGTATATTTACAGGTGATTGGTCATTAGCTTGGCAAGGAGTTCAGGAAATATTCACAGGAATTTGGAATGCATTAACTGGATTCATCTCAGGCATATGGTCAACTATTAAGTCAATTTTCACCGGAGCAATTTCAATAATTGTTCAGTTCATAAAAACTGGATTCAATGCGGCAAAGACTGCTATTACAACAATTTTTGGAGGTATTAGAAGTTTCATTTCAAATACGTGGAGTGGCATTAAATCTACAGTGATAGGAGCTGTCAATACGCTCAAGTCATATGTAGTAAATGGATTTAGTTATATGCAGAGTGGTATTGCACGTATAATGAATAGTATTCTATCTATTATCTCTGGAATATGGCGAGGAATATATAATGTGGCTAGGTCATATATTAATTTTATTCTGAGTGGTATACAGAGTATGGTTAATGGAATAATTGGAGGTTTTAATTCTATGATTAGGGCACTTAACCATTTACATTTTAGCATCCCTGATTGGGTTCCTGGATTAGGTGGTAAGTCATTAGGATTTAATCTCAGTACTATATCAAGAGTTAGCTTGCCTAGACTTGCAACCGGAGCGGTGCTTCCAGCAAATCAACCGTTCTTATCCGTTGTAGGTGACCAGAAACATGGAACTAATATTGAGGCACCATTGGATACAATTAAGCAAGCATTAAAAGAGACTTTGCAGGGTATGAATATGTCAGATAACTCACCAATAGTGATTGAAATTGATGGAAAAGAAGTATTTAGAGCTATTAGAAATCAAGATAGACAATTCATAAAGCAAACCGGTAAAAGTGCATTTTCTTATTAAGGAGGGAAAGTATGAGTTATAATGGATATTTGATTAAAATAGATACTTTTACTTTTCCTCTCAAGCACATTGAGTATGGAACATATAAAGTGAAAGTGAATGGACAAGATATAGATAGCTTCAGAAATGCAAACGGAATATTAACAAGAAACGCTTTAGAGCACATGCCCTTATCTATATCATTTGATATATTAGATGGTCTTGATAATGAAACTTTTGAAAAAGATATAATGAAACCAATGCGGGACAGATACGAAAATAGTAATGAAAAAGATGTTACTATGAAAGTATTTGTACCAGAAATAAATGATTATATCACTCAGAAGGTATATAAAGTTGATACTGAATTTACAATAGATGATATTGAAGAAAATTTAGTCTACTATGATACAGTATCATTTGAATTTGTAGGTTACTAAAAAGGAGGATGTATGATAGATTATAAGTATTATGATTTATTTGATAAATCATCCGTAGATAAGCAATTAAAAATTGTATGCTCAGATGGAACTATTCTAACAAATAAAAATTTTTCATCTACATCCAGTGATTTCTCATTGTCGGAGTCATTATGCTCCGACAGTAAATTATCATTTGGTAAATGCGAGTCCTCTTGTCTGAAAATCAAAATAGCTAATACAGTAAATTCATTGAAAGGTCAAACGTTACAAGTTACCGAAACTTTAGCTAATAAAGATGATATACCATTTAAAATTGGTACATATATAGTTGATGAAGATACACTGACAAGCGATAAAAAATATAGAAATATTACGGCTTATGATAGATTATACTCAATATCATCCATGAATGTAAGTGATTGGTATAGTAAGTTATTTCCTAGCAAGCAAGTGCCCTTAATTAGATACGAAAATGTTACCAAAGAATGGACATATACTGGTATAGATGGCAAAGAAATAACAGAGTATTATGAGGAACTTGAACCCATTACTTATTATCAAACTGAGTATGAGTCTATAACACTAAAAGCTTTTAGAGACTCATTTTTTAAGTATATTGGATTAACTCAGCAATCAACCACATTGGTTAATGATGATATGAAAGTATCCAAATCAGTAGATGATATTGACTTGACTGCTAAAGATGTACTTGAAGCAATCTGTGAGATTAATGGAGTCTTTGGAAAAATGTCCAGAGATGATGTATTTACATATGTAGAGCTAAAACCATTTTCAAGAGGATTATTCCCAAGCAAGACTTTATACCCGAATAAATCATTATTTCCTAGAAAACCTGGAAATGTTGATACTCGTAGATTAGAGATGGGCGAATATAAGACACTTCAGGTAGGAGATACTAATTTTGAACAGATTACAAAATTACAAATACGTCAAAGTGAAGATGATATTGGTTATATTGCTGGGGATGATACTGGAGTAACTTATATTATTCAAGGTAATTTTTTAACATATTCATCAGGGACTGAGGAATTAAAGACTATTGCCAATAATGCTCTTTCTAAGATATCTAAAGTAATTTTCAACCCAGTAAACATTACATTGCAAGGTAACCCTTGTGTGGAGACTGGTGATACTATTAGAATAATAGACACGAATAATAACGTATATAAGTCTTATGTATTACAAAGAACATTAACCGGCATTCAAATGATTATGGATAGCATTATATCGGAAGGTGACCAGTCTCTTGCAGAAGTTAATGGTATACATCACGACATTCTCAAGTTACAAGGAAAAACGAATGAGTTATCTCGTCTTATTGAAGGCACATCCTCTATTTTAAATGATTATGCTAAAGGATTAAAATCCGAAATAGCACAAAAGACAGACTCAATAAAACTTGATGTATCAAAATCATTCGCTGTCACTAATGATACAATTAAGAAAGTGCAAGCAGACCTGGAACTTAAAATTGATAAAGATGATAATGGTCAGATTATATCAATGATTAATGCAAGTGCAGATGTTATTAATCTAACTGGTAATCGTTTGACACTTGGGTCTGATAATTGTACAATTACAAAGGACGGAACTATAACAGCTAAAAATGCTTTACTAAGTGGTTCATTCCAGTGTGGAGACTATGCGAGCAAACAGGGACAATTTTTCTATGCATCTGATACAGGAGATTGTGGTGCTCAGACATTAAAGCTATATACAAGCTTAGGTATAGGTACAGAGGTAGGGACTGACCAATATTTTGCAGAAATGACATCCTCTCCAGATGAATTTTTAGCCTACTTTGGATTAGCTTCAAGCAACTATATGCGTATGAGAATAGATGCATCCACGACCACTGTTGAAGGCTATGATGGTGAGAGAAACACCGCATGGTTGACAATGTATGGAGATGTATGGAATGCACAAAGTACAGGAAAAGACACCACTTGCCTGGACAATAATTTAGTTATAAATGGAAAATTCCAAGTTAATGGTAATTCATATTTTAATGTATCACAGACTATATTAAAGTCAGCTTGGCGAGGTGACGGATATCCTGCAATGATTCAGATGGGACACGAGCTTACATTTCAATGGGATGGTAGTAGCCTATATGTATATGTGGATAAAACACAACTAGGGCGTGTTAATATATCTTAGCATAATAAGAACTTAATGAAAGGAGAAATTAAACATGGAAAAACCCGCAAGCTTATTAATCCAAGAAACAAGAAACAAAATAATCAATATCTTAAATGAGTCTAAATTACATCCAAGCATACTTGAATTAATTATGAAAGACATAATGAATGATGTTACCAATGCTTCAACAAAAGTTAAAAATAAAGAACTGGAGGAGTACAATAACAAAGTACTTGAAGAAGCAAAAAATAATGCAGAAGACGAGCAAACACAAAATAATGCAGAAGATGAAGATAAGGAGGAATAAATTATGGCCTTTGTTGATGATTATAGTCCAATTAACTTTGTAGATTTACCCAATGAGACCACTCCCATTGATGCTGAGAATCTTAATAAGATGGACAGTCAAATTAAAAAATTAAGCACATTTGCTTCAACTACAGACCCTGAAACAACTGAAGATAGATTGAGTGGATTAGAAGAAAAAACTAATTCACTAAAAGAAGATTTATCCAACAAAATCACAAAGTTCTACGCATCAAATCAAGGTGAAACCCATCTTGCCGATTCTGACAATGGAAAGATTCAAGATATGATGATATATGGCAAATCCTCACAGGATGGAACACCAACACCAGAAAATCCAGTTGAGATTAAGAGCGTTGTGAATCCAACAGTAAAACTACTTGGAAGTAATATCTTAAAAATTAGAGATGGTGAATATCAAGATGTTGGATGTACCATTACTGTAAGCAACGGAGTTATAAAATTAAACGGAACATTTACCGATAATAAACGTATTTACTTGCCAATAGATACCCCATCTATGCTTAAAGAAGGAACTGAAATTATATTTTGTCCAAATAATATAGGAGGCACTGAACATTTAAACAAATGCTACGTTGATTATAGCAACGAGAACACAAAGAGCCTTTCAATTGCAAGCAATACTATCAATACACCTTATGTAATTACAAGACAAGATGCTATGTATGAATTTAAGTTATCTATTAAAATTACAAGAGGAAATACTTTCAACAACGAAACATGGAAGCCACAAATCTTAATAGGTAAACAAATTACTCCATTTGAGCCATACAAAGAGCAATCAATACAGTTGCCAATAACATTAAATGCTATTCCAGTCTCAAGTGGTGGTAATGTCACAATCAACGAACAGCAGTATATTGCGGATTATGTGGATGTTGAAAATGGCAAAATAGTAAAATGTGTAGAAAAATTATTTCTTAAACAGGCTCAGTGGGGAATAGCAATTAATAAAGGTGTTCTTAGATTTTATGGTGGGACAAATGAAGCACTAGGGATAGATGGTAGTAAAATTATAAAAAACGCTTTTTCAATTAGCAGTCATTTCGCTTTTGTTACTAATACGCCAGATAGAATTGGAACTTTTACAGCAAATACTGACGGAATTAGAGCTAACATTGGTTTTGCATTTAGCACAGATACAACAATAACATCAGATGATTTTAACAATTGGATTTTAAATAATAAGCCATTTGTGCTTTTACCAGTTTTAAAAGAAGAATTGCCTTTAACATCAGAACAGATACAGGCATTAAAAGAACTTGCAACCTATTATCCAGTAACAAACATCAGCGTCAATTCAGAACAGCTTGACGGATATACAGTATTTAATTATCCGATTAGCATGGCTAACGGATGGAACTATGTTAAACAACAGTTAAATGACAACCGAGATTACATATATGATATGGATACACAATCGACAGAAGCATATGTAAATTCAGAGTATGCAGTAGCACTTACAGAATTGGAGGTATAGAAGATGTTATACAGAGCATTATTAAAACTTAAAGAAAGAAACGGACTGACAGACAATTTAAAGAATAAAATTGATATTTTCTTTGTAGTTGGGAGAATCACAGAGGAACAGTACAATGAGTTGATGGATATTAATAAGGAAGAAGAACCGAAAGCGGAAGCTAATTAATAAAGGAGGGCTAAAATAATGATTAGAAAAATGAAAAAAACAATAATGGCGATGACTTGTGTGATTGCAATGGGGGCTTTTAATGTGGTGCCGGTATTTGCCTGTACACCACCGTTAAATCCGCCGTCTGTTAAAATCCCAGATATTAATTTTCAACCGGATGGTGCTTTAGAAGATGCTATTAACAATGCTGTAAAAAATTGGCTCGAGAAATGCGTCCTCGCTACTCCGGTGGTGAAATATGCATCTTACTACAAGAGTGTATCAAGGTATTTTCATTACAGTCACGTAGCAGTCAAGTGGTCAAAGGTCGAAAACGCAACAACCTATAAGGTGCGTATCACAAAAGCCGATGGAACTTACAAAGAATATGATACAACCTATACAGCATTTTACTCCACGAATTATACGGATGATTTTATTGCTGACGGAATGGACGGAGCCACAGTAAGCGTCAGAGCTTATGGCGATAACGATACATTCGGCTATTGGTCAGATGATATTAATATTGTGAGATTTAGATATTAGAGAGAGCTATTGACAATTACACTATGCAATTAATGCAGGAAGGAATAATTTAATATGGGAAAAACATATAGAATTTTAGTGCAAAGTTTGAAACGCTTATATCAAGCTGTCCCTCAGAGAGTCACAAAGAAAGATATTGATAAGCGATTGAAAAATGGAACTATAAATCAAGAGGAATATGATTATATTCTCAATTAATCTTAATTAACATATGTACAAAATAATATAAAAATGTTATAATACATAAAAAGAAAGGAGAATTGTAATTATGATTTTAGTTGGTTCAGCTAGGCATGATGAAAGAGGAAAGTACTCAGGTGGAAAAGCTGGTGACCAGACAGGTCAGGAAGTAACGACTCAAAGATTCTATATCCATAGAAAGGGTTGGATTGTGCTGAGACCTAAATCTGTAACTCATGCAAATGCAATTGGAACAAAAATGTATAATGCTTGTGGTAATCCTAATATAGGATATGACCAATACAATCGGTTAGGTGTGGTAACACATGGCATTGGTACTACTACACCAACAGAATGTGATTGCTCATCACTTGCTAGAGAGTGTGTTAAAGAAGCCACTAATGTAGACCCAGGAAATTTCACGACAGCTAATGAGAAATCAAAGTTATTAGCTACAGGACTATTTGACAATCTTGGTCAGTATAGAAGCGGAATGAAGCTGTATAAAGGTGATATACTTGTTACTTGTACCAAAGGACATACTGTAATAGTAACAAGCTCTGATTATTCCAGAGATACACCTGCACCTAAACCACCTACTCCTGCGGTTAGTAATGAATACTATCATGTAGGTACCAATTATACATTACAAGTTGAGCTTAAAGTTCGTACAGGAGCAGGCACTAATTATAGAGCTAAAAGACATTCAGAATTAACTTCTGGAGGCAGGGCACATGATACAGACAATGATGGAGCATTAAACAAAGGAACTGTCGTAACTTGTCAGCAGATAACAAAAGTCGGAAATGATGTTTGGATTAAATGCCCATCCGGATGGCTTGCCGCATACTATCAAGGACATAGATATGTCAGTTAGTAGGTGATATATGATTTCAATAGTTGTAGCGTTAATAACTGGTGGATTATCCTTTATTGGGATTATATACACATCTAAGCAACAACATAGTATCACGATTGAAGAAGTCAAAAATGAAGTAGCTCTTATAAAGAAGGATATTAAAAGTTTAGAAGAGAAACAAGACAAACATAATTCATTAATTGAACGAGTTTATGACATTGAAGCCACATTGAAAGTTATGGACACTCGTGAGAGAGTAAGTGAACATCGAATTGAAGATTTAGAGAAAAAAGAAGGTGAATAAAATGAGAAATCTTATACTAAGCGACAAAACATATAGCTTGTTAAAGTGGGTAGCATTAATTCTGCTTCCTGCATTAGGTACTTTGTACTTTGCACTTGCAAGCATATGGGGACTACCTTTTGGGGAACAGATTGTTGGTACCATTACAGCGGTTGATACTTTTCTAGGTGCAATTTTAGGTATTAGTACTAACAATTATAAAAAGAATGGAGGAACTAATTAATGGAAGAAAAGGACAGCTTAGCTAGTGAGCTTTTACACTTAGTAAAGACTCAAGCCCGTAGATGGTTTATTGCATTTATCGTTGTGCTTATAATGCTATTTGCTACAAATCTTGCATGGCTATATGCATGGAATCTACCTAGTGAAGAATCAACTTCCGAGTCTTATGACATACAATCGGAAGATAATGGAAATGCAGTATATAATGAAAGTGCAGGTGTTAATATTGGCACGAGTGAGAGTGACGAAAACTAGAACAGTAAAACGTACCAACAGACCTCGTTCAAGAAGAAGGTCAAAGAGGTAATAAATGACAATTTCAGAATTTACTAAGCCGGAGCTTGACTATTTTAGACAAAATTGTAATTTTGTAAATCTTGAAATTAAATTGTTTGAAGAAAGAGCTAAAGGAATTTCATTAGAGCAAATTGCTGAAGATTTACATATTTCTTATGATTATGCTAGACAGTTAAGCAGAAAAGTTAATAAGAAGATTCTCAAAGTCTTATAATAACACATTTAGTACACATTTAACACATTGTTAGATGTGTACTTTTTTATTATATTAAAGTTAAGAAGGAGGAAATATTTATGACAGTAGAAGATATTTTTAATAACTTGGTTTCTAACGAAAAATTAAATACAATTCCTTCAGCTTATATTGTTAAGATTGCTTTGGAAACCATCAAAATATTAGAGCAAAATAATTTAATAGATTTGGAGGATACACATGAATCCATATAATAATTATAATATGGGGATGAATAATTTCTATCCCAATCAATTTTCAACATTAACTCAACCTCAAATGTCCACGCAAAATCTTATTAGAGTAAATGGCATTGATGGAGCTAAAGCTTATCAGATGTTAGCTAATAGCACAGTAGCATTATTCGATACAAATGAGGATATAATGTATGTGAAGTCAACAGATGGTGCTGGCTTTCCATCTATACGGACATTCTCATTTACAGAAGTAAAAGAAAATACAAAACCAACACAAAATAATGATTATATAAGTAGGCAAGAATTTGAAGATTTTAAAAAGGAGTTGATGAATAATGGCAAGCAGTCTATTTCAAGGTCAAAATCAAACCTCACAGATAAATCCGCAGATAATTAATCAGGCAAAAGCTATGATGAATAATGTAAATCAAGTCAAAGGAATAATGAACATGCTTAGTGGAAAAGGATTAAATCCAGAACAAGCAGTTAGAAATATTTGTCAGCAAAGAGGTATAAATGTAGATGAATTTATGTCTCAGTTGAAATAAGGATTTTGCAAAATCAATATAAATATTAAAAAAAATGGAAGGAGAATACTACTATGACAGATGGAGTATCTTTAGCAGACATCGCCGCTGTTACTGACAACAACAAAGATGGTATGTTCGGTGGCGCAGGTGGTGGCGGAATGTGGATTTTCGCACTTTTAATCCTCTTACTTATTGGTGGAGGTGGTTTCTTTGGAGGAGCCAGAAATGTAAATGGAGAACCAGTTACAGAAGCAGGACTTTGTAATGCCATGAATTTCAACAATTTGGAAAATTCAGTCGGCAGATTGAATGATAACCTTCAGCATGACTATCAGGGATTACAGAATGGAATCTGTAATTTAGGTTACGAAACACTGAGAAACTTCAATACAGTTCAGCAACAGGTTGCTGATTGCTGTTGTACAACACAGAGAGCTATTGATGGTGTTAATTATAACGGAGCTATTAACACTGCGGCTATTAACGCTAATACAACAGCTCAGACACAGAAGGTTCTTGATGCTATTCAGCAGAATAAGATTGATAGCTTACAGGCTCAGGTCAACCAGCTTCAGCTTCAGTCCGCTATGTGTGGTGTAGTTAGATATCCTAATGCAACAACATACACAGCAGGTATGAACCCTTACTGGAATCAGTCATGTTGCAACAACGGTTGTAACATTTAAGTCATTTTTAGACAAGGTTTGATATTATAGAGGAATGCCTTGTCGGTGTTCCTCTTTTTTAATGAAAGGAGATAATAATATGAGTTGTAAATCAGGAATTTATGTGGTTAATACTACAACAGGAACATCTATTGGTATTGGTGGTACTTATGTACCATCTACAGTAATTAGGCGATATGGAAAGTATTGTCAGTTAGGTGGTAATGGTGTATCAATCGGTAATTGTCAAGGTGGAGCTGGGTATTATGATGTAAATGCCTCTGTATCAGTAACCGCAAGTGCCGCAGGAAATGTGACAGCTACATTATACAAAGATGGTGCTCCAGTTCAAGGAGCAACAGCCATTGCAACAGCAACAGCGGCAGGGGATATTGTAACTCTTCCTATATCTGCACTTGTAAGGTTAAACTGCGATTGTGATACAGCAAATCTCACCATCGTTATTGGCGGACAGGTAGTAACTGCTCAGAACCTTGCACTTGTGGTAGAGAAGGAGTGATTAAGCTATGAGAAAAATTAATAAATATATCGACCATATCAAAGATGAAGTTGATGGAGCAGAGGAATATGCAGAAAAGTATATTGAATTGAAAGTTAATAATCCACAATGGGCTAAACTTTATCATGATATGAGTAATCAAGAATTACTGCATGCTCAAAATTTCAAGGAAATGGGAGAATCTATATATGCAGAAATGAAGAATACTTATATGCCAGAAGAGGCAGAGGAAAGATGGGAACATTGTATGCGCAAGTATGCAGACAGAGTAGCCAAGATTAAAGTGATGTTATCAATGTAGGTGAGTATATGACATTTAATGAGAGTATTCCTATTGCTAAAGAGCTTGCGGAAAATGAGCTTGCTAAACATTTTGATGTTGATGCTTTTATAATTCTTGCACTTGTAGATAAGATGAATATTGATTTAGTTCCGAATAGTAATGTTGATGAAGCCATTACAGATATCCAAGACTTGTTTATTAACTATATGAAGAATAGAAGCATAAGCAATCTTGAAGCATTAATGTCTACTATTAGGAAGATGTTAAGTGAATTATATCACACATGCACAACAGATGAAAAAGAAGTATTCACTAAGTATCTATCCAATTTAGAAGATATAGTACAGACAGTGAATGTATAAGAATAGAGAGGACAAAAATCCTCTCTATTTTTTTATTTTAATGTACATAAAAGTATTGACAATTATATTTTTATGTGTTACAATATAATTACATTAAAGGAAAGGAAAAATAACATGATACATTCAGTAACATTACAACAGGAAATCGAAAAATGGTGGAAACATTTAGATAAGGTTATGACAGTTGCAGAAAATTTAGATGATATAAAGATAGGCGATTGTACATTCAGACCTTGGGGAGATAAACATCATTACAATATGAAAACTAAATGTACATCAACTTATTTAAGAACGTTTCAAAGTACTGAACCAGTTGAGAATACAAAAGGAGAAATCGTATATCCCATATTAGATGTGTATATTGATATATGTAAAGGAAGAAAATATACATCTTATAAAAAAGTTAGATGTCATTGCTCTTGTTAAGGAAAGGAGATACATACTATAGAATTGGAGGTAAGAGAAATGAATAGAATTGATGAAATTATTTATAAAGAGACACAGAAGGCAGCTTATGAAGAACAGTGCGAACAGGAATTTACTCATCAGGAACAGCCAAACGAAGATTATTTTGAAGGTTTAAATGATTATTTGGATGGAACAATGAGTATTTGAAATTCGCATTTCTTTAGAAGATTGGAGGAATAAAATGATTAAAATAAAAATAGACGAACCAGAAAAGCTCTCCAACAATATTTTAGTAAAAAAGAGTGCTTTTGTATCTTTTGACTATAATCCTGATATTGTAAATTATATCAAACAAATGGGAACAAGAGTTTATAATCCAGATAATCATACTTGGGAAATGCCAATCAATAATATAATAGGTTTGTGTAATAAATTTGAAAATGAAGAAATTAAAATTGAAGGTACTTATGAAGATTTGCATAAGCAAGAATTTGAGATTGATATTCCAAAAGATTATATATTTAAAACAAAACCATTTAATCATCAAATTGATGGTGTAAGATTTGGACTGAATAAGAAAAAATTTCTCTTATGTGATGACCAAGGGCTTGGAAAAACGTTTCAAATAATAAACTGGATTGGATGTCTTGAAAAAACAGATACAATCAATAAAGTCCTAATCGTGTGTGGTGTAAACTCACTAAAATATAATTGGCAATATGAAATTGGTGTACATTCAGACGAAAAAGGATGGGTACTTGGTACACGTTTTAGAAAGACCACAGGAAAGGCATATGAAGGCTCAACAAAGGATAAGCTTGAAGATTTAGACAATCTTCCAGATTGCAGATATATTATTACTAATATTGAAACGTTAAGAGCAGGTGCGGAAAAGATAACCAAAAGCAAATATCATTTCCCAATTGCAGAAAAATTACAAGAATTATGTAAAAACGGAACAATCTCAGTTATAGCTTTTGATGAGTGCCACAAATCAAAAGAACCTACTTCTTTACAAAGTCGTGCAATGATAAACGTACAAGCTAAATATATGGTGGCTATGAGTGGTACTCCATTAATGAATAATCCACTTGATTTATACTTCCCGATGAAGTGGTTGGGATATGAGAATCATTCATTTTATCAATTCAAACAGCACTATTGCACATTAGGTGGCTGGGGTGGTTCACAGGTTGTAGGTTATAAAAATCTTGAAGAAATAAGAGCTATGATGGATAATATCATGCTTAGAAGATTAAAGACAGAGGTTCTTGACTTACCAGAAAAGATTAGAAAGATTGAATATGTTGATATGACACCTAAACAGAATCAAATTTATAAAGAAGTATATAATGGTGTTATGAGTGACTTACAAAAGATTAAATTTTCAAACAATCCGCGTTCAATGATGATTAGATTAAGACAAGCAACTGGATGGACTGGTATTATATCAAATACAGTTCAAGAATCAGCTAAAATGGAAAGAATGATTGAATTAGTACAAGAGATTGTTGCAAGTGGACAGAAAGCTATTATTTTTAGCAACTGGGAAAGCATAACAGAAGTTGCAAAAGAGAAATTGAAATCTTATAATCCAGCTTATATCACAGGAGCAACTAAAGCAGATGAAAGAATGAAGGAAGTTGATAGATTTCAGAATGATGATAAGTGCAGAGTTATAATTGGTACTATTGGAGCAATGGGAACCGGATTAACATTAACAGCCGCACAGAATGTTATCTTTTTAGATTCACCTTGGAATATGGCTCTTAAAGCACAGGCAGAAGATAGAGCTCATAGAATTGGTACAAAAGGAACAGTTAATATCATTACTCTTGTATGCAAAAATACCATAGATGAGCGAATTGAGGAACTTGTTGAAAAGAAAGGACAAATTGCAGATGCATTAGTAGATGGAAAGATTTCAGTTGATGATATAAATTTCTTATTATCATAAATAAAAAATACATAAAACTATTGACAATAATAGTTTTATGTATTACAATATTAATAAAGCAACATATATATATCATTTTTGGAGGATTAAAAATGAAAATTTACAAAGTATTTAAAAATTCACATAAAATATTAGCATATGTGAAAGTAAGTGAAAATGCTTGCAAAACAATATTTGATACATCATATGCCGCTCTACAATTAGTTAGGCGTAATTATAATGATGATAGTATTAATGGTACACAGTTAGTTGATGTGGGTGAACCACTTGAACCTGGTGTGCCTATACTTACGATATGTGCAGGAAAAAGGAGGTGATAATATGTCAGAAAAATTTTCAACAGCAAGAGCCGCACAGATACTTGATGTATCTACAAAAACCATTATTAGGTGGTATAAATGGTATAATTCAAAATACTATGAGAAGCCAGTAGGTTTAGTTTTGCCCAAACCCGAAATTGATAACCGGGGCACAATGCTGTTCACATTAGCTCAGGTACAAGAGTTAAAACGATTTTCTCAGTTATTAAAAACTGAATATCGTGGATGCATGGCAGAATTTAATGCTATATACCAGTGGGGAAAACGTGGTACCCAGATTTTACAACTAGGTAAGCAATACAAGAACAAGAAAAAGAAGGAGACATTAAATGAGTAGAAGAGATGGATTTGACTTGTCAAAAATCATTGATGAATATAAAGAGTCAAAAGATAAAGAGAATGCACTAAAGAAAGTAAATAATGTTCTTAGTGAGAATATTAAGGGCTATATGTATGAGCATGATATGAGTTCAGCAGATTCAGGAAAATATACTGCTACATTGACAAAAACCGATAAAGAATCACTAAATGAGGATTTAGCAATTGAAATCATAAAAGAAAATCTTGAAGGCGCTTTATTAAATACAGTCATCAAAACTAAAGAATATATTGATGAAGATGCTTTGGAAAAACTTGTATATAATGGTGATTTTGATATTAATAAACTAGCGAAAGCTAAGATAACAAAGACATCTTATACATTAAGAGTCACAAGAAGAAAGGAGTGATGATATATATGGATGGTTACAGAGAAAATTGCATTGAGTGGATAACAGGTGAGGATACTATTACATTATCAATTAGTCAAAAGAAATTCATAACTAAAATTGAGTCATTATGCAAGAAACATCCTGACAAAGCTAAAATTATAACTTATAACAATGATGGCAGTATATTAGCTAAACTACCACTTAAAGCATTAAAGCTTTCTATAATTGAAAAAGAACTTACAGACGAACAAAGAGAAGAAATGGCAGAAAAAGCCAAAAAGAGATTTCATGAAGGTAATTAAGAATGAGTAAAATTTGTAAATATGCAGGAGACCCAACAGACGAGTATTGCAAGAATTGTGATGGAATAACAATGGAAGTTGATGATAAGAAAATACCTTGTACAGAGTGTGCAGGCTACGAAGCAGGGAAAGAGGAGACAGATACTAATGAAGAAGTTATGAATCCTCCTGTTGAAGAGACAGAAGATGCATCTGTTGATGAGACAACAAACAACGAAGAAAAATCAGTCGAAGAAACAAGTAAAACCAAAAAGAGTAACAACAATACAGCTAATAACAAAAATGTAAAATCTGTCTCAAAAAACAAAGAAACAATCAACAAAAAAGAGGATAAAGCTGTTAAAGTTAAAGAAGAGAAGAAAGCAGTTGAGACAACTAATGACATCAAAGTGGTATCTATGAGATATACATCCGGTGCTACAGTTAAAAAAGGAGATAATTATTTCAAATTTATAGCAGAAGAGGAGTGGGATGTATCACAGACAAAACAGGACATTGAGGATGTAAGAGAACAGTTATGGGCTAAGCTTAATTGTGAAGTAGATAAGCAGATTGAAGAATTAAATTCAATCAATTAAGTATTGTAATTTATATATTTGTATGTTATAATAAATGTACAGCGTGAGAGACACGCAACAGCTGATATTAGGTTGGCGGACTTAATATCTGTAACAACTTAATATCAGTTAGTAGATAAGTTATACATCTTGAACCGCCATTCAATTTGTATAACTTATTTTATTTTAGAAAGGAGAACTTCAATGCATATGGTACACAATGAAAATTATATAACAATTCAAGGTTGGATGATTAATGAACTAGGATTAAAAGGAAACTCATTGATTATATATGCTACTATTTATGGATTTTCTCAAACTAATGATTGTGAATTTACAGGCAGTGCTAGTTATTTAGCTCAATGGTGTGGGTGTTCCAGACAGACAGTTATGACAGTACTTAATAAACTGATTGCAGACAATTTGATTATAAAACATGAAGAATTTAGAAATAATGTAAAGTTTTGCTCATATGGTGTAAATTTGACAGGATGTCAAAAATCTTTACAGGGGGATGTCAAAAAATTTGACAGGGGGATGTCAAAAAATTTGACAGGGGGATGTCAAAAATCTTTACATAATAATATAGATAAAAACAATAGAAATAAAAATATAGAAGATATTATAGATAAGACAAATACTAAAAAGAAATATAAGATTGATATTAAAATCGAATCTATAGAAAAGAAATGTTTAGAATATGATTTAGAAGATGAAGTGATAGAGCTTTTAAGTAGATTTTTTAGAAATCTTTTAGAAAACCATAAAATGGTTACAGATGATAAAGTAAATGCTATTTTAACAAGATTAGCAAAAGTAAGTACAAAAACTCAGATAAATGCTATTCAGCTATCTCTTGATAATGGATATATGAATATAGACCCAGATTGGTTGAAGTCAAACTCAGCAAACCGATTACCTCAGGAGTTAATATTAAATGGCACCACAACAGAAGAAGGCAGAGAAAATTATCGTAACTTGATAAAAAATAATGACCCAAGCATAAAGCATTTTTAGGATGGAGAATATATGTATGTAATATCAAAATCAGATAAAAATATAGCTTATATGAAAGATTGTGTACTTCATAGTTTGCCACATGAACCTATTGGCATACATCAGAAAGATATATCCAATAACACCGGGTTCAGTACAAGAGATGTAAGACATATTATTCAGCGGCTTAGAGATGATGGATATGCAATATGTGGTACACCCAATGATGGATACTGGATAGCTCAAACCAGTTTTGAGCTAAACGATACAATAGCTAAAATGAAGTCTCATATAGAACAAAGCACAGATACTTTGGATGCACTCATTGAGGCTCAAAAAAGATTAGAGATAAAAGAGGGGTTGAGATGAACATACAAGATTGTTGGTATCAACGGAAATGCACTAATAAATGCACTGAAAACTGTTTAAGGTATAAATTAATGTATGCATTATTTAGACAGTCTCAATTGCCCGAATCTTTATGGAAATACAAAGATTTAACAGCTTGTGATAATGGTGATGTACAGGCATTTATGAAGCTTAAAGACATCAGTGATAATATCCTAGATTTTATCAACAATGGAAATAATCTATATATTTATTCTTGTAACTGTGGTAATGGGAAGACGAGCTGGGCAATTAGATTAATGTATTCTTATTTTGACAACATATGGCATAAATCTTGTTTAGATTGCAAAGCATTATTCATAAGTGTGCCTAAGTTCTTATATAATTGTAAAAGGTCAATATCACAAGATGTAAAAGGCTTTGAGGAGTTATGCAATCTTATTAGTACAGTTGATTTGGTAATTTGGGATGATATAGGAGAACTTGCAGTATCAGGTTATGAGCATCAGATTCTATTCCAGTACATTGATGATAGAATTAATGCAGGAAAAAGCAACATATACACAAGCAATAAAGATAAAGAACAACTCGAAAACGTGTTAGGTGATAGATTAGCTAGTAGAATATATAATTGCTCCCTCCCCATCAAATTCATAGAGGAAGATAAAAGAGGTGTACATTAATGGTAGAATTGCAAATAATAAATAAAGTGCTGAAAGACAAAGATACATCTCTTTTAGATTTAAATGATATAACAAGAGATTATTTCAATCAGTATCAGGAAGAATATGACTATATAATGGAACATAAGCAAGAATATGGTAATGTTCCAGACTTAGAAACATTCATAGCAAAGTTTCAGGATTTTGATGTAGTCAATGTATCTGAAACCACAGAATATCTTGTAAATACATTTAGAGAAGAATACTTGTATTCTCAGTCAGTTCCAGTGCTTACAAAGATGGCAGAACTATTGCAGACAGATGCTTATGAAGCTGTAGATTATTTGAAAGCAAAAATACCTGAATTGAAGATTGATGGTGCAATAAAAGGAACTGATATTATTTCACAAGCAAAAGAAAGACTTGAAGAATGGAAAGAAACAAAAGATAATCAAGATACTCACTTTATAGCGAGTGGTTTTGAGGAGATAGACAATGACCTGGGGGGATGGCATAAAGGTGAGGAACTTGTAGTTTTATTTGCAAGAACCGGACAAGGTAAATCTTGGGTACTCATTAAAATGCTAGAACATGCATGGAAAGTATATCATGCAAAAGTAGGACTTTTAGAACCTGAGATGTCAGCAAATAAAACAGGATATAGATTTGATACGGTACATCAGCATATTTCTTCACAGGCTTTATACAGGGGTGAAGATGTGCAGGGGTATGATAAATATATTAAAAGATTAACTAATGAAGGAGTACCTTTCTATGTTGCACATCCAAGACATTTTCAAAAGAAAGTGACAGTATCGAAGTTAAAAAGTTGGTGTGAAAGTAACAAGTTAGATATACTTGCTATAGATGGTATATCTTATTTGCAGGATGAACGAGGAAAAAGAGGAGATAACAAGACCACACAATTAACAAACATATCTGAAGATTTAATGCAGTTAAGTATTGATTTAAAAATACCAGTTTTAGTTGTTGTGCAGTCAAACAGAGAAGGAACAATAAATGAAGATTTACAACTCGAAAATATAAGAGATTCAGATGGAATAGCTTATAACGCTTCAATTGTTCTTTCAATTCAACAAAAAGAAGAAGGCTTGCAAATACAGAATGTAAAAGCAAGAAATTCAAAAGTTGGAATTAAATGGGTGTATGCTTGGGATACAGATAGAGGTACTTTTGATTATATTCCTAATCCTGAAAAAGGAAAAGAAGATGAAGAAAAAAGTGAGGATTTAAGACGCAGATATCACGATAAAGAAGAGGAGGAATATTAAAATGGTATTTGTAATTGATAACTTAAAATATGATACAGATAAGATGGAATTGATTTCAGAAAAATGTGAATATACTTACACATGGACATTGACATTAACAAATACACAACTGAGAAGTTATGGAAATGATGTCAAATTGTGGAAAAGCAAAAAAGGAAATTGGCTATTAACATACTATGCAGGTTGTTATTCAAAAGGGGTTAAATTACTTGAGAAAGATGTTAAAAAGTTATTGCTGGAATATGACTTACAAAAGTATGAAGAATTATTTGGGGGGTTTGAGGAGGCATAAATCTTGATAAAACTACAAGATACAATCATACAATCTGATACTCAATCAATATTAGATATGCTTAAATTTGACCTAGCCCAGCATGGAGTAGACAGATTTCATATTTTTAGGAATAATGGGGAAAACATCCAGACGAATTGTCCTTTCCACAAAGGAGGACAGGAAAGAAAGCCATCTTTTGGTGTAAATGGTGATATTGATAAATGCCATTGTTTCTCATGTGGCTGGGCTGGAACAATAGAAGAGATGATATCTGAATTATATGGATATCAAGATGAAGGAAAATTTGGAAAAAGATGGTTAATAAAAAGATTTAATACAGTAGAAATTGAAACAAGGCCAAATATAATGGAGGGATTTAATGGTAGGAATAATATTACTATTCGGAATAATAACGATATCCATAGATTTAAGCAACATATACAAGGCAATAAATCAACTGAACAATACTCTGGAGAAATTACAGAAGAAGAATTAGATAAGTATAGATATATTCATCCTTATATGTATGAAAGAAAAATGGATGATAGAGTTATTGAGATTTTTGATGTTGGTTATGATAAAGAAACCGAGTGTATCACATTTCCTATAAGAGATAAAAATGGTAATTGTTTATTCATTGCCAGACGAAGTGTAAATACAAAATTCTTTAGTTACCCGCAAGGAGTGGAAAAACCTTTATATGGTTTATACGAGTTATACCAATTAGATGAATTTCCAAAAGAAATATATATTTGTGAATCTATGATTGACGCAATAACTATATGGACTCATTGTGATAAATATGCTGTAGCTCTTAATGGTCTTGGAAATGATTTACAGTTTAGTCAATTAAATAATATGCCTAATAGAACATTTATACTAGCGACAGATAATGATTCTGCTGGTATCAAAGCTAGAATAAGACTTAAAAAATATATAACTAATAAAATTATAAAAGAAATAATATTACCATCAAATAGAAAGGATATAAACGAATGCACTTACAATGAATTTGAAAATATTAAGATAACATTTTAAGGAGAAATAATATGCAAGAAATTTGGAAAGATATTGAAGGTTATGAAGGACTATATCAGGTTAGTAATTTCGGAAGGGTTAAATCGTTAGACAGATATGTTTTAAGGAATGAAAATACATTGTTTGTGAAGGGTATAGTGTTATCTCAGTTAAATAATAGAGGTTATTTAACTGTAAGATTATGTAATAGTGGAAAATATAAAAATTATTTTGTGCATAGACTTGTAGCTAATGCTTTTATACACAATGATAATAATTATTCTGAAATAAATCATATTGACGAAAACAAGCATAATAATCATGTTGATAATCTTGAATGGTGTGATAGGAAGTATAATGTTAATTATGGTAGTAGAGCTGATAAATTTTCAAATTCTATGAAAGGTAAATTAGCTGGGAAAAATAATCCTAGATATGGAAAAATTGGAACTATGAATGGTAAACATCTAACCACTGAACAAAAGAATAAAATAAGAGTACAAGCATTAGGAAGAATATGGGTGCATAAAGATAAAGAAACAAAGCGAATTATGAAATATGAATTAGATAAATATATAATTGACGGTTATAGTTTGGGTAGAATATAAATGACTTGCAAGAAGAATTTTTAAATTGCAAAATTATTTTTTTAAAAAACTGTTGACAAATATCTTTTTATGTATTACAATATACTTGTAAATAAGAAATACATAAAAAACAAAATACATAGAAGGAGGTAATTGATATGATAAATTTTAAAGGAATGGAATTAAAAGTAATTGAAGCAACTGCAAATGTAAATGGGGAAGAAACAGTATTGTGTGAAAAACCTAATGGAAATTATACAGTTCTTACAAGAGATTCACATAATGCACCATATAATTCATTCGCAAGAAGTTTTAAGACATTAGAGCAAGCAAAAAGACATTTTGAAAAAGTTGCATAAAAAATAATGTGAAGCGATAACACATAAAACACTAATATAGCCCTTTCGCCAAGCGGTAAGGCACGAGAGTTTGATTCTCGCATCCGTTGGTTCAAATCCAACAAGGGCTGTTATATCCTGGCAGACAAAAGTTGTAAAAAGCACCGGATATATTAAATGCGTTGATTGGGATAAGACAGAAATAAAGCTGGGAATACTGTCAAAATGGAATATAGTATAAATGGCAAGTGCGTGTATCAGCTGGCAAGGCGTAGGTTCGATTCCTACTATTCCATATAGGTCAAATTTTTTATTCTTTTCTTACTGACCTTTTAAATCCAAGATAAAGGACGTTTAAGAGTGCAAGGTGTTTTTCGATATAAAACTCTATTTATATTGGAATGTAGATAATTGCGTTAAGGGCTACAGTGAATAATCTGGGGTTGGTTATTCAAAAACTAAAACAACTAACACCAATAAGAAAGGAAAAAAGAAGTATGGGAAGAATTAACTATGACGAAGTAGACAAGTATGGAAACAGTTTAGACACTGACTTTCTAAAGCTTGAAAATGATGGAGATTGTGCTACAGTTCAATTACTTGTACATGATATGGAAGATGTTGATATCTTTAATTGTCACGAAGTTGAAGTTGGAAAGTATGATAATGGAAATCCTAAGACAAGACCAGTATCATGTTTAAGAAACTATGATGACCCATTAGATGTATGTCCATTCTGTCAAGCAGGACTTAAAACAAAAGTCATTATGATGTTATCAATGGTTGACCAGCAGGATGGAAAGATTAAGATTTGGAATCGTGGAAAGACATTTATTCCAAAGATTAAGAATTTTATAAATCGCTGGGGAGATATGACAGAGCGACCAGTAGACATTATAAGAAATGGCAAAAAAGGTGATAAGAAAACAACTTATGATATACAGTTATCACCAGAAGAGCCTATTGATGTATCGCAGTATGAAAAGCCGGAATTTTTAGGCGGATATATCATGGATAAGTCGGCTGATGAAATGCACGAATATCTTGATACAGGTTCATTTCCTGATACAGATAATACAGACAGCAATCAGGAAGATAATACACAGGTAAGACGCAGAAACACTGAACCACTTCCATCAAGAAGAGGTGCAAGTAGAGCAACAAGCAGAAGGGCAGGTATGTAAAATGGGAAATGATACATTTTTAAATTTATGCAAGGACATTGTAGTTGATTACTTTAACAAACATCACGATAAGTCCGATGGGAAAAGGTCAGAAATCACAAAGAATGATGTCTTTGTAGTTTGGAGTTGTAAGATTTTACAGAATAATAAAGCACTTGTTAGCACAACGGTTTCTGATGGCATGTATTATGAAATTACTTATAATGGGGATAAAAATGAAACATATGTTGACGCTTATAAGAAGTGGGAAAATTTTTGTATAAAAAACTAGAGGAGAAATTATATGGCATTATCATTTGCAAGACCAAAAAGCAATGATAAGAATATAATCAAGAAATCTAAAACTGTAACAAATAGAACAAGTATCAGGAGCGGCGGAAATAATCTAGCCGCTCAAGTACAATCTATAGTTGCAATTGCTAATCAAAAATTAGCAATTCATAAGGATGATTATATTCTTATTAGAGAACCTGACCAGTTATATGAATATATGAAAGAGATGAAGCAAGTTGGAGAAGGCGCATTAGATACAGAGACAACAGGATTAAATCCGTTACTTGTAGATATAGTTGGTGGATGTATTTATACACCTGGACAGAAAGCGGCATATATTCCTATCAATCATAAATCATATATAACAGGTGTGAGAACTAAAGACCAATTAGATGAACAGACTGTATCAAAGATTATGAAAGAATTTCATAATGATATTAGATGGGTTTTTCATAATGCTAAGTATGATATCCGAGTATGTAGAAAGACACTTGGAATAGATTTCAAACCTTATTGGGATACAATGTTAGCGGCATACTGTATAGATGAAGAAGAAAGTCATAGATTAAAGGATTTACATCTTAAATATTGTGATAGCAAAGATACAGAATCATTGACATTTGATTCTTTATTTAATGGTGTAACTTTTGATAATATTCCAATATCAACAGCATATTTATATGCGGCAGGTGACCCTATAAAGACTTATGAATTATACGAATACCAAAAAACATTATTAAACAGACGAGTATTAGCTGGACCTTATAATGTATTCAAGAATATTGAAATGCCCTTGATTTCAGTTGTAGCAGATATGGAAGACAGAGGTGTATGTCTTGATTTTGATGTATGTAAAAATCTACATGAAAAATATCATGCTATTAGAGAAGAAAGAAAAAAGCAAGCTGATGAAGCAATAGCAATGTATCAGAATGAAATTGATAATTACAAGATGAAAAATCCTAATAATAAGCTATCAGACCCTATATCATTATCAAGCCCTACACAGTTGGCTATATTATTCTATGATATTTTAGGATTGGAAAGTCCGGATAAAAAAGCACCTAGAGGAACAGGTGAGGATATTCTAAAGCACTTTGCACAAGGTAAAGAAAAGAATCTTTGTGAAGCTATTTTGGGAATGAGAAATGTGGAAAAGTTACTTGGAACTTACATTGATAAAATGCCTGAAATTGCATTGGAAGATGGAAGAGTACACGCAAGTTATAATCAATATGGGGCAAAGACCGGAAGATTCAGTTCACAGGACCCAAATCTACAAAATATTCCTTCACATAACAAAGAGATTAGACAGATGTTTAAAGCACAAGATGGCTATGTGCTTATAGGTTCTGATTTTAGTCAGCAAGAGCCAATGGTGACTGCTCATCTATCTGCCGACAAGAAAATGCAAGAAGCATTTATAAATGGAAAAGATATTTATGCGACTATTGCCGCACTTGCATTTCATAAGCCATATGAAGAATGTAAAGAGTTCAGAGAAGATGGAACAGTAAACCCAGCAGGAAAAGAAAGAAGAACACAAGCCAAGAGCATAGTCCTTGGAATTTTGTATGGCAGACAAATTCCATCTATTGCAGAACAGCTTGGAGTATCTACAAAAGAGGCACAAGCTATATATGATAAGGTTATATCTTCATTTCCTGCACTTGGAAAGTTTATTGAAGACTCACAAGAAATGGCACGAACCGAAGGTTATGTAACAACAGCCTGGGGTAGAAGAAGACATTTAAAAGATATGCAGTTAGAGCCATATGAGTTTAGTTATACTGGAAAAGTAACTAATTTTGACCCATTAGCATTTGGAAGTGAAGTATCAACAGAAGTTCCTAAGAAAGTAAAAGATAGTTATATCAAACAACTTGATAAAGCGTTTGGTTGGAAAAAGAAAAATGATATAATTCAAAAAGCATTAGCTGAAGGAATTAAAATTAAAGATAATGGTGGATTCATATCACAAGCAGAAAGGCAGTGTGTTAATGCAAGAGTTCAAGGCTCAGCGGCGGATATAACAAAGCTGGCAATGATAGCAATAAATAATGATAAAAGAATGAAAGAGCTTGATTTCTATCTGCTTATACAAGTGCATGACGAGGTAATAGGTGAATGTCCTATTGAAAATGCAAAGGAAGCAGGAGAAAGACTTTCATATCTTATGAGAACAGCTCCAACTCATTTAATTAAACTTCCATTCAGGTGTGATGTGGATTTCACTAAAAACTGGTATGGCGAAGAAGTAGAAATAAATTAAAAAAAATTGAAATTCCTATTGACAAATACCTTTTTATGTATTACAATACAAATATGTTAAAGATAACAGATACATAAACAATGGAGGTATGAATATTATGATAACTTATATATCAAAGAAAGATAATACAACATTAATTAAATTGGTGGAGTTTAATGAAAAATTTAAAACTTATACAATAGAATTTTTAAATGGTGATAAAAAAGGTAAGCAATTATCTTATTGTTCCTCAACTATAAAAAGATGGTGGAAAAAATGTGATGTTGATTTTTACAAAAGTTAAAGAATCAAAACCAGAGGTTATTAATAAAATTGCACCAGTTGAGGATGGACATTCTGTTAAGAACGAAAAATCAGAAAATAAAAAGAATAATATTGACTTAATTCTTTCACATATTATTGATTCTTTATCTGAGTATGTTCAAGTACCTTATAAGACAAATAGAAATTATCTCACAATAAAGACAAATACTGAAAAGCCAAAGAGATTGGCTGAGGTGGATGTTCTTTCTAAAAAGGTTACAGTATATATGAGAGAAAAAGTTGATAACTTACCCGAAGGAATTTCATTTCATAAATTTGTAAATAATACGTTAGGAAATTGTTATCATGTATCATATGATTGTGATTATATTAAGAATATAAGATATCTCTTAGATTTTCAAAAGGAGGCGTTGATATGATATATCCCCAATTTATAAAATCTTGCTATAGTGGTCAAGAACCTTTTAGATTATATTTTGCGGGGGCGTTAGTAATTATCTACAACATTGGTTTGATGCCAATAATGTACTTAAGTTATTTACACAAGTAACTGACAGAAAAGCAATATCTAATTGGTTATCAAGCAGAAGAAGAGATAACATATTTTTAGATTCAGGAGCATGGGCGGCTCATAGTAGAGGTGTAGAAATTGATGTTGATGACTATATATCTTATGCTAATTCAATTAGTAGTAGGTGCAATGCAATAGCACAAGTGGATAAGATACCTGGTGTATATAAGCAACCTAAAACTAGACAACAAGTATTACTAGCTCCTCGACAAAGTTGGGAGAATTACTTATATATGAGAGAGCATATAAAAGAAGTTAATAAGTTACTTCCTATATTTCATCAAGGTGAAGATTTTAAGTGGCTTAATAACATGCTTGAATATAAAGATGCGAAGGGTAACCATATAGAATATATAGGAATATCCCCAGCAAACGATTCTCATATAAATGGAAAAATTGATTTTATGGACAAAGTGTTTAAGATTATTGGTAGCTCAAGTAATCCAAATGTCAAGACACATGCATTTGGCATGACTTCATTATATTTGCTTGAAAGATATCCTTTTTGGTCAGCAGATTCAGCGGGTTGGGTTAAGAAAGCCGCATATGGATTTGTGTATATCCCTAAACCTAATATAGTGCCTGGTGAGATGAGTTATACGCTTATAGGGTTTGGAACTCGTACAAACTCTCCCGACCATTTTGTAAATCAAGACGCTATTACCAAAAAGTATATAAGAGAATATATAGAACAGATTGGAGTAAAATTTGATGACTTCTCCAATAAAGTTTATGAAAGAAGTCTTGCTAATTGTATCTATTTAAAAAAATGGGCAGACAACTATAAGTTTACTGGACAAAGTTATAATAAAAGGTCATTATTTTAAGGTTATAAGGAGCAGTTATGTATAACCTGACATCCTGCTCCTTTATAATAAATATTAAAAAATAAAGGAGGACTTCTTAA